ATTTAAAGAAGAATTACTAACGAAATTCTTTTTACAAAATTCACAGTTCATTTATTATATAAAATATTTGTTTAAATTACATTTTGCACAATTTGCTAAATTTGGTAAAATCTTGCGCTTTTTTGTAAAATTTCGCAAATCGTTTTACAAAAAATGTAAAACGATTTTTTTGAAGGTGAAATTCAATTTAAAAATCGTCGCAAATTTCCATAAAAAATCTAGAAATTCAACAATTTTTGTGTGTGTGTGGACTTTTTTTGGAATCGACTTTTTTTGGAAACACTTTTTTGAAAAAGTCATTGCCATCGCGCGCGCGACATCGCCGATGACTTTTTGTTTTTTTCAAAATATTCTTTTCAAAATAAAAAATAAAAAATAATTTAGAAAAGTTTTAATTTTTAAAGTTTTTCAAAAAGTCATCGGCGGCAGTGCGCGCGCATCGCGCTAGTGCTTTCAAAAAAATAAAAAATAAAATTGATTTTTTGAAATATAATTTAAAAGAATATCAACAAATAACAAACAAGATGTCTCAAACTCAACTAACTTCAGCCGATGGCTACAATGCAGAGAATATGATTTTTTCCGAGCCACAAATCGGAACAATTCCAAATAGTACTCCAGCTATCTCTTTTAAGCGCGTCAACATCTCAACCAAGAACCCCGATGGTTCTGTCGGAGAACTTATTATTTCAACAGAGGAAGTATTTTCATTTGGTGTAAGTGAGAATGTCAACCCCGATACAGGCAAGACCAACGGTTATGTTCTACCTCTTTGCCTTTACAACAGAGATGGTGTTACTCCATATGAAAAGGCATTCGTCGACACTTTCAACAAGATCGTTGAAAAGTGCAAGGATCATTTGCTTGATAACAAGGAGGAAATCGAGCAATATGATCTAGAGAGAAATGATCTTAAGAAGCTTAACTGTCTTTATTACAAGCGCGACAAGGGTAAGGTAGTAGAGGGTACAGGTCCAGTTCTATATGCCAAGCTTATCACTTCTAACAAGAAGGAGGGTGATGATAAGATTGTAAGTATGTTCTTTAATAAGGAAGGAGAAAATATGAAGGCTGTTGACTTGATCGGTAAGTATTGTTTCGTGAGAGCGGCCATCAAGATCGAGTCCATTTTCATCGGTAACAAGATCTCTCTTCAGGTAAAGTTGTACGAAGCGGAAGTCCGATTATCAAACACAGGAATGGTTAGACTTCTTCCAAGGCCTCAAAGCGATTCAAGAGTATCTGTCTCAACATCTAGTTCAGGTCCCACATTAACTGCTATTGAAGAGGAACCAGTGATCGATGATGACGCTTCAAGTCTACTTGATATGGATGAAGATGATAAGCCACCTTCTCCAGTTCCTGTAAAGAAGGTAGTTAAGAAGGTGATCAAGAAGGTTGCGAAGAAGGGTGATGAGTAAATATTTCCTATAATTTATAAATAATACTAAAAAGTATTATTTATTAAGAAAGTTTTTGTTTTTTGGAAGGTATTTCATCATTGTATTCATCGAAATTGTGTTCAAATTCAGCTTCAATATTTAAAAATAAAATCAATTCTTTAATGGAAGTTATTATATGATCAAGAGATACTTCACTTATATATTCATGATTCAAATTATCAAGATAGGCACTATATCTAAGCTTCAAGCATTTTTCAATTGTCTTATTATCTTGAGTAAATACTAAGAACTCAAGTTTACAATCAGGCATACTTGTTCTATAATTCTTCAATCTTGTATTTATATCGTTCGTAATTCCAATTTTGAAATGACTTGTATCTCGCCAATTGTCGGTTATTATATAAAGACAATCACCTTTTTTGAACTTGTGATAACTCCTAGATCTTTTTAAATTATTATGAACCACTTTCAAGCTAAGGTATTTATTTTTCCAACTTGATAAAAGCTCTTTGAGGATATTATTTTCGTTCTCAAGAATTTTTTTTTCTAATAACTCTTCCATTTTATTAGAAAAAATATTTATATTTTTATTTGATTTACTTTGCGGTTGCTACAGAAATATACTTCTCCGACCTTATCGCCTTTTTTAACATTATTACATGTCGTATAATCAACCTTAACATCATTTAAATTTTTATATTTAGTATTTTCTTTACATAATCGTGCACATTCTTTTATAATATCGCCATCCGGAGCGCTATCGCATTTTAAAATAACATAGCAGGATGGAAAAGAAGCTAGGTGGAAAAATATATGTTCGGGTTTGGATTCATCTAAAAGTTGCCAATTTTCGCTTGCATTTTTACCTATTGCACACTGTAAATTTTCTGTTATTTGAACAGTCTTCATGTTTCTTTTATTTTAAATTTGAAAAAAAATAATCAATTCTTTAATATATTCACAGAATGGAGACCAAAAACATTGATATATCTATAACTATCGAGCCTAACTATCTCGGCGGGAATTTGAAAGACAACATGCTAAAAAAGATTTCAAAAGATCTGAAAGATAATCTCTGTTCTCAGGAGCACGGATACATCATTGAAGTAAATAAAATCACAAAAATAAAAGACAACACAATTTCAAACGCGAGTGCTCAGATCATATTTGATGTATGCGTTGAAATCCAGGCTTTAAAACCCGAGATAGATAAGATATTTGAAGGTGAAGTATGTATGATATTTTCTGGGGGGATCTTTCTTTGTGTTTTAGATAAACTTAAGATTTTGGTTCCTGCTACTCTTCTATCTAAATATAAGCTGGATCCAAAAACTAATATTTATAAAAACCGAATCGATGACAATGTAACAATCAAGAAGGGAGATGTATTGAAAGTGAAGATAGTAGGTACCAAATATTCGAAGAAGAATTTCTCTTCTTTTGGAAGCATTGTGGAAGAAGAATAAAAAATTGATTTAATGAATGATGTTATATATTAAAAATAATACATATCATGCGAATTTGTTTAAAAGAAGATTGTGAAAATCCTAGTATTTCAAGGGGAAAATTTTGTGAAATGCATAGAACGAATAAGAGGAGAGTGCCTCTTATTGATCAAGAAAGAATAGTAGAAGATAGATTGTTACGAGATGAACAAAAAGAAGAATATGATAGAACTGTTATTGAAGATGAACGCCGATTGAGAGAAATTCAAGAAGAAAAAGAACTTGAATTAGCGATTGAAATGTCAAGAAAGATGCAAATTGATGATAAAAGAAAGAAGATATCTGACGAACCCTCCGGTGATTATTTTAATATCCAAATCCTTTTTCCAAGTGGACGACGTGTTAGGCGGAAATTTTCGGACAATTCGACACTATCAGATGTCCGAAACTTCGTCGACATTTATTTGATAGATAATGAAATCGAGATTGAAAATTATGATTTAATCTACAATTTTCCTTATAGAAAATTCACATCAATCGACAACGAATACACTTTAAATTCTGTATTTATAGAAAAAAGTTTTTCTCTTTATATTGAAAATTTAAATTCTTAATTTTTTTTTATTTATTTAAATAAAAAATGAAATCACGCCGTAAGAGTACGGTTGCTAAATCACGCCGTAAGAGTACGGTTGCTAAATCACGCCGTAAGAGTACGGTTGCTAAATCACGCCGTAAGAGTACGGTTGCTAAATCACGCCGCAAGAGTACGGTTGCTAAATCACGCCGTAAGAGTACGGTTGCTAAATCACGCCGTATTTACGATGGTACCGCAGCCACTGTTGGAGTATTGATCTCAGTAACATCTAGAGATCTTCTAGAAAGAGTAGCACGAGGAATTCAAATATTCATTCCAGAAGCTACATCTGAATTTGATGAACATAACAATCTAAATATGCGTATTGAAAGCGATGATCGGAAATTTAGTATTATTGAAAATCGTATATTTATTGATGATGGTACGAATTTTTCTAGACCTTTTGTCCCGTTGGATGGTGGTATGTATAAGCTTGACCAAGGTATAATTGACCATTTTGTAACTGATTTTATAAATCAACATTATAATTCCAGACTTTACATTAGATTATGAAGATGATGATAAGGAAATTTTTTTCGATACACCTTTAATCACCAGGGGGGTAATAAGTATAAGCTTGACAAAAATATAATTGAAAGTTTTGTAGATGGTTTTATTCGTGAATATTATTCTATCTGACTTTTTTCAAAGGCTTTGATCTCTTTACCATACATCTTCTTTTGATTTCTTTAGGTGAAAATTCTTTTGCGGTTCGTGGAGTCTTGGGTGATACTCGATAAAGTGGCCTGCAATATGGATATTTTTTCTTCCATGCAGATCGTGATAATTTCGACCTTCCACAAGGTACTATTTTTGGCAACTTACAAACATTTATCCATTTTTCTTTATACCATCTCAGTAATCCTTGTGATTTTGATCGTGCGCCCGAGTAGCCACCACCTCTCTTCTTATATTCACGAACTACCCAGGAGTTAGCATAGATAGAAGGATATACGTTGAATTTCTTTTTTGCTTCGTTCTTGATTTTGTTATAAAGTTTTGTATCCGTAGGCATCGGTTTAGACATTTTTATAATATACAATATATTATAAAAAAATTATTTGGCAGAGGTGTACAAAGAGTAAATATAGTTACCACGAGCAAGGTGTGTTAAGTTATTAATATCCTCCAAATCATCTTTATCTATTTTATACAAATCTAAATTCTTATTATGAGCATCGATGATCATCACATTCGTCTTTTCGTTATAAACATAATCATCCCCTAGATTTGTACTTATGATAGCATATATCTCGTCGACTGATTTCACGGGCAATTTCCTGTATTCTTTATCTTTCTTTTTCATAGTTTTGTTTGTAATATTAAATAAAATACCCTCGATATTAGTTGCAAGTAAAAGTAAACTACATAACAATTTCTCACAATCAAGATTCTTTGGCGTTACATATTTTGATACTTTATCAATTGCACCAAAAACGCCTTTTTTGAAGTCATGTAAAGCTTGTTTTTTCGTGTCGTCATTCATAAAATCCGGTCGTACATCTCTTGCGAGTTCCACAATTTGTTTCAGAATATAAAGATTATAAAAATGATTTGATATTTCATTTTCTATCTTTATCCATTCTTTTAAAAACGCTTTATAAGTTTTATCGATCCCATCATAACTTTGTTCTTCAAGGGGAAGAATAATCAAGGATTCGATCAGGTCTATACAATAATAATCGTATTTGTCGAACACGTTCGATGACTCATTGTATATTTCAAGAAATTGCAAAACATAATCAGATGCTGAAAACTCTTCTATCTCATCCCAACCAGAACCCCAATCTATTGTTAAAGACGCAAACATATTTTTGACAATTCGTCGGAATTTTTTGGACTTATTGGACGCTCTTTTGTTCTTAATTTCTTCTGATACCGTAACAAGAAATAACTTAGGATCAGCTACCCAATCGAATCGATCACTCATAAATCCCACATTTGTGTGTCCCATTGACGGCCATAAAGGATTATCTTGCATATCCGAAATATAAGAGAAGCCGTAATCAATTATGATTGGATAGTACCCCAAAGTGGGTACGCAAAATTCGTTATCTTCATCTAACTTATAAAGGAACACCAAATCTTTATTACATTTCTTTATCATCACATTAAAAGAGTGTAAGTCATAGTGAGTAAATTTCTTTTGTTTTTGAGCTATCGAGATGGCTAGTAATACCTGTTTTATAATAGAATATAATACAGCCTCCGGTATCTTATCCGATCTTATATAATTATAAAATTTTGCACTTTTATCAATAAACTCGCAAAGTAGAACCTCAGTTTCAATTGGATATTTGCTTTTTACATCGAAGGGGTTGCCAGTATTATCTTTTTTATATTTAGGCTCGGTTTTGCATTTTATACTGCCGAAACCTTTACAAAAATGGGGACAGAATGAAGATATATCACTTAATCCGTTCATTACGGTTATCTCATGATTTATTAAAAAATTTATATCTTGGGACATTTTAAAGATATATTTGGCCTTATCTTTGTCTTTTGTTTCGAATAATCCAACTATACCTTGCTTTCCAGGTTTGTCTAGTATTCTATCAAAATTTAACCATTCTTGCCATTCTTTATCTTTGTTGTCATTGTAATATTTTAGAAGTACATTGTATTCATCATTAAAAACTGACATTTTATATTTATTTAAATAGTTTTTAGATAACTATTTTAAAATAAAAATTTTTCTTAAAATCGAATGGATAGAACAAAACGCGTGCAATAAAGTGATTATTTTAATAAAAAAGAACATAATTTAGTTTCATTGTTATATGCTCAAGTATATCGAATACATATTTTTTTATAAAAACACGATTTTTCATATTTTTTTATATTATTTTTTTATTTTTTTTTCTTTTATAATATAAAAATGACCAAATCCCCCCAAATGTTATTGTTTAAGAAAGCTTATGAGGATGCAGCAACTTCTGTTGTTGGAAGAGACGCGCTTATGATGCGTGGATCATGTGGTGCTGATGGTGCCGGTTCTAAGAGATCTAGAAAATCTAGATCCAAGAGATCATCTGTCTCAAGAAAGAGACGTTCTTCTTTGAAGAGTCTATTGAAGAGCATGATTGTTAAATCCAAGCGTTCTCGCAGAAGTAGACGTTCTCGCTCTGGAAAGAAGAGTGCTAAGCGTTCTCGCAGAAGCAGACGTTCTCGTTCCGCTAAGAAGAGCAGACGTTCTCGCAGAAGCAAGCGTTCTCGTTCTGGAAGAAAGTTGAATGCTTACCAGCAATTCGTCAAGTCTGAGAGCAAAAACGCTCAATATGCTGGTATGAGTGCAAAGAGCAGAATGAAGGCTATTGCAAGTGCCTGGAAGGGTTCTGGAAAGTCTGTTTCTAAGCGCAGCAGACGTTCTCGCAGAAGCAGAAAGAGTGCCTCTAGACGTTCTCGCAGAAGCAGAAAGAGCGCATCCAAGAAGTCCAGACGCTCTCGCAGAAGCAGACGTTCCGGTAAGAAGAGTGCCTCCAGACGTTCTCGCAGAAGCAGAAAGAGTGCCTCCAAGAAGTCCAGACGTTCTCGCAGAAGCAGACGCTCCGGTAAGAAGAGTGCATCCAAGAAGTCCAGACGCTCTCGCAGATCTAGACGTTCCCGCAAGGCTGCTATGATGATGGATGAAATGTAAATTTTGAAAAATCCAACTTATTTTTAAACTAAAATAGTTTAAAAATTTTTATTTATTAAATAATAAAATTGAATTTAAAGACAAAATTTCTTTAAATTAGAAAAATGACAACCAAAGAAGGCGCCGCCGAAAATTTAATATTTCCTGATTTTAATGATATTAAGGTCTCTACAAAAACTTTTATAGTTAAGACTAATGTATCCATCAATCTTGAAAAATTATATCATTATCTACCCGTCACTGATTATATTATGATCCCAAAGAAAAGAGGTCGTAAGAAGAAGGTTGAATATGTAAATCCAAACAAAGACATAACCGATGGCTCGATCATCACCATGAAGTTTGAAAACAATATCAAGGGTGTGGATCTCAAAGAAAAAAAGACTCAAAAAAAGAAGAGAGCAAAGTGGTTCAGAAACTCGTTTACCGTCGTAATAATTTTAGACAGCAAGCCTGTCAACTTTAAGATATGCCAGAACGGAATGTTTCAAATAACAGGCTGCAAGTTTGATGAGCATGCTGAAAAATGCATCACGTATATTTGGGACTATATCAAGGACGAAAAGGACATTTGGACCTACCACGACGAGACGAAGCAGCAGCTTGAAGTTCTTTTTGTACCTGCGATGCGCAACGTGGACTTCAGTCTCGGCTTTCTTATCGACCGAGAAGCACTCTCGAGATACATGAGCATACAAACACAATTTTATTCTCTGCTTGAAACATCATTCGGATATACAGGTGTAAATATAAAGGTGCCATTAGAGTATAATATCACCGATATGGAAATAAAAAAACTTTCATATAACAAGGCCGAAGAAGCCTGGAACGAAACGATGACAACTTATACTGAGTACCTGGAGAAACTTTCTGAGAAGGAAAGAAACAAGAAGCTCAATAAAGACCGCTACAACACCTTCTTAGTCTTTCATTCGGGGCGCGTAATTATCAGCGGTCTTACAGCTCAATATATGAAGAATGCTTACTACTATTTTCTAGACATAATTCGAGCTTGCAAGGACGAGATAGAGGAGAAGCTTGATGTTTAAGGTGGATTATTTTTTTGAAATCTAAAGGTGATTTTAAAAAAATTGAGGTGGAAGGAGGGAGAAATTTGGGAAGTGGTGGAAGAGAAGGTGGGAAGAGGTTGGGAAATTCACTATAGATTTTGGAAAATCTAAATGAATTTCCGAGAAATCATTCATTTAGATTTAAAGAAATGATTTTTTATATAAAAATGGAACAAGACATCGAAGACGAAGATAATGATTTGACTACCTACTCATACACACGCGAAGACGGCGTGTATTTCGAATATTTTGTCGGTGCTGCTATAGCAAAACTTATAGGCTATAAAAACAGTGGAAATGTTATTACAAAACATATTTCCGACTGTAACAAGATTATTTTTCGAGACTACCCAGGTATTAAAGAACCTTATCTAGATCCAAGAACTATTTTAATAAATAGAAAAGGCATTGAAGAACTTTTAGAAAAGAGAAAGAAGAAAACATCACAAGAGTCTTTAGATATACTCATTAAATATAAAATAAATCTACCAGATAAACTAAAAATTCAAGTTGTAGTTGATACTGAAGTTGTAGTTGATACTGAAGTTGTAGTTGATACTGAAGTTGTAGTTGTTACTGAACCTGCAGTTGATACTGAAGTTCTAGAAGAAAAAGACTTAACAATATATTC